GGGTCAGCGGCGAGGGGGCTCACGTCGGTTATATTTTAAAGTGGCGTTTTCTCGCCACGAACTCCATCGGAGTTCATCTCGGGAGGGCGGGAGCGACTGAACCCGTACTGCTTCAAGCCATCTAAAATGACCATACACAGCCCCTGCCCCCCCCCGTATTTACGCCCGGGGGAGGCGTTATGCCGCGAGAGCAGCTTGGCGCAACAATCGATGCGCACGACGTTCGAAGGACTCCTCCTCAACAGGTTCATCCGGAGGAACTTCCCAAGTGTCGTCAAGACCGACGACAGCATTAGGGGGGACCTTCCAATCTTCATGCAAGGGTCCACTCCTGTCCACGAACTTAATGATCTTGCCAAATTGAACTTCAGATCGGTCGACATATTTATTCCAATAGTCCATCCAGGACCAGTGATAGTTCAACTGACACTTATGCCAACCCAATGGAGCGGTTACAAAGGAGGCCTCGATCGCCAATTGCTCAGCAACCGTGATATTGTAACGACGCTCAACCAACAGGCGAGTACCCATTCCAATGTCTACTGAATAGAACTTAGCTTTCAACATCTCCAGGTACATACCTATCTCATATTGGTTGGCATTGCGCATTGCACGCCGAATTGCTGCCTTATTATCGACGTCCTCAGTATGTCTAAGGCCATAAAGAGCAGCTGCTTGCACAATCGGGCAACCCGGATATTGATAAAGCAGTGAAAGACTCTTGGCCCTCAGCAGCATTTTGCGTGTTTTTGCGCTAGCATGTAAATATTTGGCTGTGGTCCAGCCAAAATTAGCGAGTACGTCCCTAGGATCAGTGACGTTCGCCCTATCTGATTCATCAAATATCAAACCGCAGAAACTAGCTTCTTCAACATTATTATGTTCCTCGATCTTGATATTGAGCCCAAGCGTGGCAAAATCTTCCTTGGTGGGCATTCGTCCCCTGACACGGAAAAGGCCATCGTCTCCTTCGACGACACCCTTAGCATCAGGAGTACCCGTAAGTTCCAAGATAAAGAGAGCAGCCATCAAATTGGTGAAGCTATTACCAAGAGACGTGCACATCTCTCCTGACATGCGCGTCGCCTCCACTTTCATCCAAAAATGCTTGTACTTCAACATGTTAGTCCCGGTTTGTACAGTATGAATAGTACGAAACCATTTCCGCCCTGACGCCAGCTCCTTAGTCATATACCAATACAATAGCATCTCACAATCCTCCATCAAA